CGGTGTCACTTACCTCGAACCTGGCAAAGAGGTTCCAGCTCAGCTGGTCTCTGTGCCTAAGACGCACAAAACACCTCGACTGATTGCTATTGAGCCTACTGCTATGCAGTATACTCAGCAATCTTTAGCAGAATTGCTAGTCGAGAAGTTGGAAGGTGGAGATGACAATCCACTGCCCAACCTGATCGGGTTCACTGACCAGTCTCTTAATAGAGATCTGGCACGGAAAGGATCCAGAGATGGTACCCTCGCAACGCTTGATTTAAGCGAAGCGTCCGATCGTGTTTCAAATCAACTCGTACTGATGATGACAAGTTGGTTACCTGTTCTTTCAGGTAGCCTCCAAGCTTGTCGTAGCAGGAAGGTTGATGTGCCTGGCCATGGCGTTCAACGCGTGGCCAAGTTCGCGTCTATGGGTTCAGCTGTCACTTTCCCTATTGAGGCTATGGTCTTTGCGACTATAGTTCTCATTGGAATTGAACGACAGCTCAATCGCCGGTTGTCCCATTCTCAGATTGTATCTGAGATGGGGCGGGTACGTATCTACGGGGATGATATAATTATCCCAGTAGAATACGCGTTATCCGTTGTCAGCGCGCTACAGGATTTTGGTCTTGTAGTAAACACTGGCAAGTCTTTCTGGACTGGCAAGTTCAGAGAGTCTTGCGGTGGGGACTTCTACAACGGAGTGGATATTACTCCAATCCGTGTAAGAAGGCAATTACCCACACAACGGAGGCAGGCTCAGGAATTGGTCTCAGCCGTCTCGCTAAGGAACCAACTTTATCTAAGTGGTTCCTGGCGAGGTGCAGCCTATCTCGACGCCTACTTGACTCGGATCATACCGATGCCAAGGGTGACGACGACCTCTCCTGTTCTCGGCAGGGTGTCTCACCTTGGATATGAAATCCAACGTGTGCACCCGACTCTACACTCACCCCTTGTCAAGGGTGTTGTTGTAAAGTCTCGTATCCCAGAGAGTAATCTCGAAGGTTACGGTGCCTTGATGAAGTTCTTCTTACGTCGTGGGGTTGCCCCCACCTACGACAAGAAGCATCTTCAGTTTGCCGGGCGTCCTGACCAAGCCTACACCAAAGTCAGGTGGGCCTCTCCATTCTAACAGGATGGAGGGGGAGCCACCACGCTTTTAGCGTGGTTGGTACGGGAGAATGTGTGTCTTCCTAGCAGGATTTCACTCATTCTTCTAGGGAG